CTATTACTATATTCCATTGCTTTGCTATCCATACCTGAGGCACTGAAAAAATAGCTCCTAAAAGGTAAGTATATGCTCCTATCCCATCATAAGGTAAAAGGTAAGGTGACATCATTATAAACGCTGATCCCATGTAACCTGCTCTATTAGCTAATCTTTCAATAGGAGTAAGTCTTCGCTCCATAACCATGGTACGTAAGATCTGTCTCCACCATCTAGTTTCGCATTTCAAACAAGTTTTTTTATTTTCGTGCTTGAACTTCGAATCTTTTTTTACTTTACCGCATACATTACACTCTCTCATTTGATAAAGTCTAATATTTGTTCTACCCTTTGCATAGGAGAACCAGTTATAGTCAAATAAGGTTGACGTACACCTTCTAATACATCTTGAAATAATCCATCAACTTTCTTTCTCCACTCTTCATTTACACTACGAACTCCATCATCTACAGATGGAAACTCAATAGGAAAATATATGTAATGAGTATATTCATTTTTAACTCTATTCCAAGTATCTTCAATATAGTCATGAGCCTCTTTACTAATCTTATCCATAAAGTTAGAATAAACTAGTAGGTCAATATAACATCTATCTAGAATCATATTACCTGGTCTAAGTAAAGCTTCTAGGTGGAAAGAGCTAATGGCAAGTTGAGTCTCAGAAGTACCTGCTTCGTTAATTGGGAATCCATACTTAGCTACACTACGAGTAGATTCGTTAATAAACTCATACTTAGGTAACTTACCTTTTAATAACTCAAAAACAGTAGTCTTACCAGTACTACTTGCTCCAACCAGTGCTATTCTTTTAATCATTCAAAAACTCTTTTAACCAATCAAACAACCAATCTGATTTATACGCAGCTACTAGTTTAGAATTTTTACTTTCTAGTTTTTTAGATATTTCTTCTTTCATCCCATAAAATGCAGGAACTTTCCAATTAGGGTGACGTACATCTTCACCATAAACTGTTTTATGTTCATTAGCAGCATTATAAAGAGCGAAATGAAGATTTTTATACCCCTTACTTTCTTGAATAATTTTAGCTTCCTGTTTACCTAACAATCTAACTAAAGCATTAAAAGTAGTACAGTATTCCCCTACTTCACCTGTAAATCTATCTGTTCTTTTTATCATAAAACCTGTTTAAGTAGATTAGACCACATATATAATGATCTATCTCTTAATATACGAAATAAACCATCAAGATCCAACTGAGTAGCATTAAAATACTCTTCCATAATAATCCTACCTTCATCTACTCCTGCAGTTACTTTATGTATAACTGCTCCTGCTACTTCATGCCCAAGTTTATGAGCTTTTACTTGAGGATCTTTACCCTTAAGTTCTGGATACTTAGTAATAAGTCCAGGATGCCCATTATAAATCAAATACTTATTACATATTACTTCAGGCATTATCCTCAACCAACCATGTAGAGTTACTATAGCATTATCTTGCAACACTGCATCTAAATCGTCTGCTGTAGGTTTATTAGGTACCTCGATATATCCGTATTCAACTATCCTAGGATCTATAGTTCTTAGATGATCTGGTCTCTTATTAGTAATAATAAGATCAGGCCATCTTCCAATATTTTCAGATAAATCAGCTATCTCAGCTCCTGTCTGACTGAAGAATGTTATCCATTTGTTAGCCATTAATTAACTGTTTAATTACTTTGTTTATCATAAAATACGAAAGTCCTGTCAATTCTACAAGTTTACTTTTAGTTTTTACCGTCTTATAATTTTCCATTATAATCTTTTTATTTACTTCTGAGACTTCTACGTACTTAGGGTTATTTTTACCTTTAAAACTAAATCCGTTTTGCATTCTAGATTTCTGTATCTTCTTTTTATGCTCTTCCGACTGCTTTTTACCCTTTTTCGCCAAACTTATTTTTTCTCTAACACCTTTTAAATTATTAGGGTTATTATTGATAAGCTGTTGACGTCGTTTTTCTCTTAACTCTGGAGTGTACGTGTATTTTCTTTTTGCATAATCTATAAATCTAGAATTATCTCCTCCGTCCCCTCCTTCAGTAGAATTTAAACCTTCTTTTAACGTATTTAAAGTTTTAATCCAGTACTGCTCTCTTTCGTTTATACTACCGTCAGTTACCTCTTCCAGTATCTCAGCTTTAAATTTATCCCAACCGTATTTGTTAATACTGTTTGTAAGCTTAGTTGGTTTACCTTCTTTAGAATAACGTAAATGACCTTTTATCCTCTTCTCTAACGACTGTTTAGTCTTTCCTACATAAATCTTATTAGTAACGGTATTAGTTAGTTTATATATTACCATCTTTTTTATAATAAATAGTGTAGAAACTTGTAACCCAGTGACTACTTCCAGGCGTTCCTGAAAGTTTTTATATTATTAGTTATAGTATTAACATCTATATCCTCTATATCTGTATCAATTAGAGTATGTAATTTAACTGATGGTTTATCCCATGTAAGTCCTCCGTACTCTCCTTCCTTCATTCCATAAACTACAGGATTGGAGGTGTCCATAGAATAGATCCAGTTATAGTCTGCATGCTTATAAAACTGTCCTTCCCAGTAAAGTGAACTTCCTAATAGATGATGAGGTTTATTCTTATTGATTATACCGTCTCTAAGTAAATCTCCTAGTAGCTTAACACGTCCTAACATCCAGCTAACATACTTGTTAGGATGAGGAACAGAATCACTGTAGTACGAATAATCGAATGATATAGCTATCATATCACAAGGGGATAATTCATCAATAGCTCTATAGCAGTCTTTAATCTCTTGATATGTTTTACCTTGTACTACTCCTATACTTTTGCCTGATATGTTTGAATAATTCTTAAACCAATCAGCCATCTGCTGCATGGTCTTTTCAGCATTCTCTAATGCATCCGGAACTATGTACCAGGTAGGTTTTAACCTTTCAACCCACATAGCGAATCTATCAGCTTCAAAAGCTTCTTCTAACTCAAAAATAGAATTATCTAATATAATTTCTCTACCTTTCTTAACTGCTCTTTCAAAAGTGTCTCTATATCTACTATTCTGTTCTAGTAAATGAACTAGAGCATAATCATAGTCAGTTAACCTTTGAACTTCGTCAAATATATCAATCGGTGCCTCGTGTGCAATACGAATTTTACTCATAACTTAATATTACCTAGATCTTCAAATCCTTCTCCTAATTCTTTCATTGCTTCTTTGAATTGATTATTAAGGTTATCTAATTTAGTTAAAGTATCCTTATATTCTTTACTATTTTCGTATGCCTGAGTGACTGCTTTCTTAGCAATAGACAAAGGTACATAAGATTTACCATTAAATTCAGCTTCGTAATCTTCTAAATTAATCATATTCCTAAGGTTTTGTAGTGAAACTTCTGTAATTCATCATCTGTGAAAAATTGATGTAAGTCTGGTCTAAAATAATTAATAGATTTCATGACTTTTCTATCTCTGGTACGGTAGACAATATACCTTCCCTCCTCGATCTTCTCAAAATGACAGGCCTCACCTTGTTCCTTACTTCTTTGGCTGACACTCTGTATGGCTTCTTCTTCAGTTTTACAAGCTTTCGATAAATTACTAGCTTGTACCTCTTGATATGCCGGCCATATCTTGCTCTTAAGGCCATGTAGCATAGTACCGTTCCCAAGGGAAACATAAGCAATGTCGCACAAAGCATCCAGAACTTCCACAATGTCTCCTCTTTCGCAAGCTTCTCTATATTCTTGGAGTTCTTCTTGAATGAAGTCATAGACGAACTTCCATTCTTTTTCTTCTGGGATAGTCGGTTCATAATTGTTTGGTTTACCAAATGTTGCGTTAAAAGTTTCTACTTCGTTAACAAAAGGAACATCAACACTTAATCCAGTGCTTGGGTCCAATGCCGGTTCGAGATCTTCAAATAATGATAACTGTTTTCCTATTTGTGACATTTTCCTGCTAATTCAATATTTTTATAAAATTCTGCTCTTGCATCTGCTTCTTTTAAGAAACAACCTGATAGTTTAGCTGTTTGCATAGAGGCTCCTTGATGTTTAACTCCTCGACAGCTAACACAGTTATGAGTAGCATCTATCATTACAGCTACTCCAATATTACCTTCACATATCTTATCGATAGCATTGTGAATTGCTACAGTAAGCTGCTCTTGAATAGCACCTCTTCTACCGAATAGATCTACTATTCTATTTAGTTTAGATAATCCGATTACTTTACCGTCTTTAGAAGGTACGTAAGCAATACTTACCCTACCCCCGATTCTCTGGTGATGATGAGAACACATAGACTCTACAGGTATATTACTCTCTTGTACAATACCATCATAACCATCGGATGGGAATGCCGTAATATTAGACATTGCTTCATATCGACCTTTCCATAGATCGAATACATATGCTTTAGCTACTCTACGAGGAGTATCGTTTGAGTTAGGATCGTTTCTCCAATCACATCCTAAAGCATCTAAAAATTTACCATAGGCTTCGGCAGCTTCATCTACCATTTGCCATTTTTCTTT